GCATTACAAGTACTTGGAGCGCAGTAATTATAAGCTGGTACCAATGCTGCGGTAAATATACTAAAGAAGGTTTTATTTTATGCAATATTGGTTCTCCGCTCAAATACGACAGTATCGATTACAGTTTATCAGAGCATTTAGTGGGTTTTCTGTTAAAACTGGTCGCGGAGGACCTAATAACACAGAAGAGTTGTTAAAAGTACCATGTCGGTATGGCGATCCTTCTCGAGTAGCCGCCACGGTAGTACGAGGTAATAGTGAGAACAAGGTACTAACAGTACCGTTCATTACCTGTTATATTAGCAGTCTTGTTATGGATGCCAGTCGTAGACAAGACCCGTCATATTCGAGATCTGTGCAGGTAAACGAACGTTTATATGACCAGCAGGCTCAACAATATACTAACCAAGTTGGCAATAGATATACAGTTGATATGTACATGCCTGTTCCATACGATGTGACTATGCAAGTTGATATATGGACCAACAACGAAGATATTAAAGAACAGTTACTTGAACAAATAATGGTGTTGTATAATCCAACACTGAATATACAAACATCGAACAATCCAATAGATTGGACAGTGTTATCTTATATAGAAATGCAACAGAATATCAATTGGAGCTCAAGAAGTATACCAATTGGCACCGATAATCCAATCGATGTTGCAACTATTCAGTTTAAATTTCCAATATGGATCAATCCACCTGCTAAAGTCAAAAAACAGGTTCTAATTGAGGAAATTATCACTAACATTATAGAAGGTTCAAAATCTCCCAATGCAATGGAATGGACCGAATACGAATTCTTGGCCCGTACCATAACAACTCCCGGAGAGGCTATCATTCGAGTCACAGGAGTTAACCCTACTACATATGCATTGAGTTTATGCGGAGATAACGGATCTCCAGCAGACCCTACACATAGTCCAACTGTAACATTTGCTGCGCCGTATCTAGAACCTTTTGTGGGAATGGTATTTCTATGGAATGAAATACAAATCACTATATCACATACTGAAATATCAGACGTTGTAGCAGATATAAAAAGCTTTCTCAGTGGCACCAAGCTAAATTGTACAGTTTATAACATTAACAGCATGCAATTCATTAACACAACTGGCGGTAACAACACATTTGCAGATGTTGTGCCAGGATCGTTAGCAGCGTTAGGTTTAACCGCAACAACTTACCCAGGAGGCAACCTAGCGTGGTGGAAACTTTTGCAACTATACGGCACAATTAAACCTTATAGCCAATATGGTGCAAATGCTAGTCAAATACGACTTAAGACAGTTGACGATTTAACTCAAACTAATTCCGATCTAGTAGGTTGGATTGAAATACATCCTACAGATCAAAATATCCTTTATTGGATAGCGGATTCAGAAAGTTTTCCGTCATCTACATTACCACCAATTAATGCAATTATAGATCCAACTACGACTGGCCCAGGTATAAATTTGCCAGCAGCAGCAGATAATCAACGTTATTTGTTAACGGAAAGTTTACCTATTACTAGTCAGGCATGGGGCAATTTTAACCTAGAGTTGTCTGCACCTATAACAACTCAACAAGGTAAATGGTACGAAAATCAAACAACTATACAATTAAGTGCAAATAATCAAACTATACGATCAGGACAACTTGTAACTAGTAGTAGTAATGGTATACCAAATGGAACAATTGTTTTAGATGTTGTTAATACAACACTTAACATAGTCAATCAGAATGACCCGCTGCAAAGTAATTTAACTGCAACCAGTAGCAATTATTCAACTGTTAATTTTTATTCTAGATCAACTGCTAACGATATTGTAACATTTGATGGCAACAATTGGATAGTTACTTTTAACTCATTAACTAATGGTAATACATCGCAACGTGTGTTGAATCTTAATTCAAATCGCATGTATGTTTGGAACGACGGTTTTTGGTCACCAGTAGTTGACACTGAATATAAACCAGGTTTTTGGACAATAGCCCTATGATTACAACAAATATAAAAAATCTGTTTGAGATAGAAAATTCAGTTGATATGGATACCTTTAGTAAGGTTTTTACCAAAGATATACGGAAAACTATCGAAACTATTAGAAAGTATGGGTTTGATATAAGGGTAGTAGGAGGAGCTGTTCGAGATTTTTTACTTGGAAAATTACCAAGGGATGTTGACTTTGCTACCGATGCAGAGCCAGCAGAATTAATTTTTATTTTCGATTTGGAAGGTATTGATTATGATGCCAAAGGCATACAACACGGAACAATAAAAGCCGTGTTTGGCAACGAAAAAATAGATGTCACTAGTATTAGTTACAAGATGACGGTAGTTAATAGTAAGATTAAAATTGATAGAACCGATAGCTGGAAATTTGATAGCTTTAGACGAGATTTAACTATCAACAGTATGAGTGTTGATATGGATGGCAATCTATATGATTATCAAAATGGACAAGCAGATTTGGCTCGCAGTTTGATAAAGTATTGTCCAAATGCTCAAGAAAAAATTGATAATGATCCATTTACAATACTAAGATGGTTTAAGGCACTTGCTTATTTTGATCAACCTAAATGGATAAACAACGACAAAGAGTTGAATCAACGTAATGCAGACAAGATAACTGCTGTAAAAGACGAAGAGAGAACCAAATTATTATTGTCAAGTCTATTATCAGCAAAAAATTCTAAAAAGATTTTCAGTATGATGTGCAACATAGGTGTGGCACAACCATTAGGTATTAATTGCAACATTTAACTGCTGTGTGATATAATTGATCTATCATGGATCAATCATCTCGCGACCTAATTATTGGAGCCTACACTAACTATAACTGGGATCAAATCAAATATTGGGCAAATAGTATAGATCGCTGCGGATTTACAGGCGACAAAGCAATGATCGTTTATAATAGTGACAAAGTAACGGTTCAACGCTTGTTAGACTTGGGATTTAAAGTATGGGCGTTTAATACAGACCCAAATACCGGGAACTATTATTGGTCTCAAGATTTAGTCATTGTGGTTCAACGGTTTTATCATCTTTGGTACTATTTGGATCAACTTCCTGCAAATTCTTACAGATACGTAATATCAACAGATGTAAAAGATGTGGTATTTCAAACAAATCCCAGCGAATGGCTTGAGCAAAATATAGGAAACAATAGTATTGTTGCTAGCTGCGAAAGTCTTTGTTATAAAGACGAACCGTGGGGATCAGATAACATGCAAGGAAGTTATCCTATGGTATGGAACCGTATTAAAGATCAACCTATATGGAATTGCGGAGTTCAGGCTGGTACAGTTGCTGCCTTGCGAGATTTATGGTTAAGTATATGGTTAACTTGTAGAGCAGGTGGTAGAGCTAATTCAGATCAAGCTGCGTATAATTTGTTGTTGAATACTGTTGCATGGTCAAATATAACCATGCGAGCTTTTAGCGAAAGCGGCTGGGCATGTCAAGCAGGCACAACAGTTGATCCAACTAAAATTGTTAATTTTAGACCTAACTTATTAGAACCCGAACCAACATGGGATGGCAGTTTTGCAAGAACTAGCACAGGTGATATTCATGCAATACTTCATCAATGGGACAGAATACCAACGTGGAAACCTGAAATAGAAAAGAGATACGGATAATGGAAATTAATTTAGATAAGATACATCAAGCCAAAGATTATGTCCTTAGATCATCTGTTCCAATGCCGCAATATTTACCAGGCAGAAGCATCGTAACAAGTTGTTATCGTACAGAAATTCCAGGAATGTTTATTCTTTTAAAAGAACTACAAAGGTACGAATTTAATATTCCAATTGAAGTATTTTACAGAGCCGGCGAGCTAAATGAAAGTGAAATTAATGAGTTATCTGCTTGTTGGCCAGGACATATAGAATTTAAGCAAATTAAAGCTAATGCTAAAGATTATCAGGATCGTTGGGGTAATAACAAGGGTTGGAGTACAAAGGTTCACGCTGTTATAGAAAGTGCATATGCAGAGAATCTTTGGATTGACGGCGACAATTTTCCTATTAGAAATTGTCTCGATTTATTTGATGATGCAGAATATACAGCAAAGGGAAGTTTGTTTTGGAGAGACGTTTATAGTATAGATAGAGCAAATCAGTATCATGACAATGGTCAGTTATGGCAAGTATTTGATATAGAACCAAATGATGCAGAACCATTTGAGAGCGGACAATTCTTACTAAACAAACCAGTAGTCTGGAAACAGCTTAGTCTAATGCTGCATTTTACTGAAAACTGCGAAATTTATTATAGTTTTGGAGGTGATGCAGAATGTTGGCGGATGGCCTGGCAATACGTTGCCGGCAAAACTGGAGGATACCATGCTAGATTTAATTATCATGCTAGTGACCAAGTTCCATACGGAATGATGCCATACGGACCGTTTCACAAAGGCGTACAAAATCCCTGGCACAAATATGGGGGAGGTACCGTAATGGTACAACGAGATCGTGCAGGCAAAGAGCTTTTTAATCATCGTAATATAATGAAATTTCGTTGGCAGGGAGAAAACCCGTTTAACGACGATGTTACAAATGAAATGACATATCATATGATAATGCGACACCTTAAAACAAAATATGGAATAGCTGATGCCTGAGATCCTTAGCCGATTTATATATCCACGCGAATGGAACCAAAAGAGAGAGCCTGTTAGACCACAGCAGCTCAGGGTGTTGAATTTTGATAGTAATTATGATTATGATACAATTTGGAATGACGCTATACAAGTGCAAAAAGACACATTGTTGTTGGTTGGCCCACCATTATATGCAACAGCATCATGGATTAATGAGAATTGTATTTTCATAGACAACATTGGTCGTCAGATTAGTTGGGAATACAGCGAAATGGATAGAGCGTGCGTTATGAGATTAACTACACATGACTGGATCCAAGAATTATTTTTAAAAACACCATATGGAACGTATGTTATCAAAGTAAATTACCCAAATGAAGAATTTGCCAACAAAAAGGTAATCGTAACTATTAGTAAAGATCACCCAGTTTCTTGGTTAAAACAATGGATAGATTACCACAAAACTGTACATAATGTTGAAGGACTATTGCTTTATAATAATCGCAGCACAATCTACACATCAGAGCTACTCGAACAACAGCTGGTGAGAGATGACATGGTGATCAAAGTTGTTGATTACGATGTACCATTTGGTGTAATGGGCGGAGGACTATGGGAATGGGAAGGTAGAAGTGGTACCTATCTCCCATGGGATAGCGACTTTAGCCAATACGTTATGTTAGAGCATGCTAAATGGCGATATTTATATTGCGCAAAATTAGTAATAAATGCTGATACTGATGAATTATTAGTAATTAAAAATTCTAATCTTGATGGCGTAGCAGAGTATTGTTCAACAGGAGAACATTCAGTCCTTATATATGACGGAATTTGGATAGAACCAATTGACAGCAAAACTGGTGTAATTGCTAAAGATATAAAATTTGAAGATCGAAAATTTCTAAATTATTGGCATACACAACATGGAGACGGTCGTGGTATTGGTGTGAAATGGATGTTGAATCCTCAACGAAATCTCGGCTATCAATGGCATCTGCATAAAACATACGGTCCATATGTTAAAACATCTGAAATATATTTTGGTCATTATTTTGCTATGAACACTAGCTGGAGTTATGTTAGAGACGAATTCAACGGTGATGTTACGTCTTTAATTGAAATTTCAGAACTAAAGAAAAATCTAATTCTATGGCAAACAACATCGGGGGAATCAAAATGAAATGTGCAGTTGTTACCACACATGACGATAATTATGCAGCGTTAGCAGCCTTAACTTGGACAAAAAATCGTGCATTGTATGCTCAAAAACACGGCTACGGTGCATTAGCTAAAACCAGTAATTTTACTCAACCTATCATAGGCTGGGAGAAAATAGCATGGTGCCTTGAAATTATGAAAAATACTGATTACGAGGTGCTGCATTTTAGCGGAACTGATACAATGATAACCAATTGGCATATACCTCTGACAGAATTTTTATATGATGGATTTTCTGTAACAATTTCTACAGATTTTAATGGTATTCAGGCTGATAGTTTCGTGATCAGGAATGATGACAACGGTAGAGCTTGGTTGCAAATGATTATGGATAAACAAAGAGAATATAGTAGACACCCTTATTTTGAACAAGGTGTTATGATGGAATCATATAAGGATTACAGGCATGTTGTTAAAGTGGTACCTCAGCGATATTTGAACGCATACCATTATCCATTATATAAAAATAAAGGTGCTAAAAACAATCTAGATGGTATGGGATTTAGCGGTCAATGGTATAAAGGCGATTTTTTAATTCATTGTCCCGACCATCCTATGCATGTTCGCATGTCGTTGTTTAATCAAATTCTTCCGGAAGTTATTACCTAATATGTATACCGTAACTGCGGTTGACGAAATTATGTGGATTCATAAAAAACCTATGTTATATATAAGTTTTGTAGAGCAGAATAATGCACATGAACCTGATCAAATCGCAAAACGGTTGCACTTCGAATGGTTTGATGCTCAAGGATTGACATATGAGGCGGCGGAGTTTCATGACAATTTAGATGGCGGTAAATGTAACTTCATAGTAAATTTCAACGATCCAGACGACCCAAGAATTCAGTTGTATTCTGATCATTTTGAGGACGAAAATTTTAAAAGTTTAGAACCATTAAAATATCAAATGTATCTTTATGAATACCATGTTTGGTATAATAGCGGTGGTAGAGCGCGTATAGAATCAAAGGATAATTAATGAAAATTTTTATTACAGGTGCCACCGGGTTCATTGGCCGTAATTTAGTAGAATATTACCAACAGCATAATGTAATAGAATACAACCGCTGCGATCCGTTGTTTGAATCCTTGTTGATAGCAGATCCAGATTTGATAATCAACTGTGCTGCTGAGATATATAATCCCAACCTTATGTGGCAAGCAAACATAGATATCACATCAACATGTGTAACCTATTTAAAAGGCACCACAAACAAAAAGATGATACAAATAGGATCAAGTTCAGAATATGGGCCAATGCTGCGTTCCAGCGCAGAAACAGATAAAATCAATCCTGTTGATTTTTATCAGACCACAAAAGGTATGGCAACAATACTTTGTCAGGGTGCTGCAAGGACATTTGGTCTTGATATAAAGATTGTTAGACCCTATAGTGTATACGGCAAATATGAAAAAGCACATCGACTTTTTCCAAGATTATGGAAGGCGTTTGTACTTGGTCAGCCAATTAAGTTATTTGACGGCGAACACGATTTTATATATATCAACGATTTTGTTAGAGGCATTGATCTATTAGTTAATTCGCCTAGCAAAAAACTAGGCGATATTGTTAATTTTGGGTCCGGAGTACAGTACAGTAACATAGAAGTCTGGGACATGTTTAGCAAAATAACTGGTCGTACAGCCCCTGTTACTCACATCGCGGGCATGGTTAAGAATTTTGAATCAGAAGTATGGAAGTGTGATACAACATATGCCAAAAATGAATATGGATTTGAATGCGTATATAATCTAGAAGCAGGTGTCGGCGATTTTCTAACAACTGCAAGTTACCAAAAGGAATCAGAATGACTTTTCGAAGACAGCTAATAACAGCCAAAAAAGGTATTGTTACTATAGATACCACCGACTCTCGTATCATTAATCATTTTGCAAATCCAGCTAATTATGCTGATGTCGTATTAGACATGTTTAATAACGATAGATTTTATGATGAATTTTTCAAAGGTTGGGACAATTTAACAGTCTTAGACATTGGCGGCAATATTGGCTTATTCTCTCTCTATATACATGATCGAGCCAAGGTGGTTTACACACTTGAACCCACTCCTAGTCATTTTGGAATATTAAAAGAAATGACCAAAGATTATCCAAACATTTTTCCAATAAATGCAGCATTGCACAATAAAGATGAATCTATTGCATTTTATATCAGTGATGAAAACAGTACTATGAATAGTACTGTAAATCATTACGGTACCAAAACTATGGTACAAGGTAAGACATTACACTCTATTATCACAGAATTAGGACTGCATACTGTTGATTTTGTTAAATGTGATATAGAAGGATCAGAAATGGCCGCTCTCACTCACGACACTATATCAGCTGTAAAAGATATCGTAAAAGTCTGGAGCATAGAGGTTCATGCTACTGATTCAACCTTACATCCAGAAGTCAGCTTAAATCTTAATAGAGATCACATAATGCAAATCTTACGCAATAATGGCTATAATGCATTTAAGCATCGATATGATGCCGTTTATGCATACAAGGGTTAACAATGCATCAAATAGAACGTAGAATAATAGATATAACATATCAAGAAAAACTCAGTCATTTATCTAGTGTATTGTCTGCATGGCCAATTATACACGAAATATACAATAAAAAGACCAACGACGAGGTATTCATACTCAGCAATGGACATGCAGGTTTAGCGCTATATTGCGAACTTGAAGCACGTTACGGAATAGATCCTGTGATGCTGCTTCACAAGCATGGTATACATCCTAGCAAGGATTTAGAAAACAAATTATATTGTTCAACTGGAAGTTTGGGAAGTGGCCTTCCAATTGCTGTTGGGCATGCACTAGCTGATCGAACTAAAAACGTTTATTGCATGATAAGCGACGGTGAAGCAGCAGAAGGAAGTATTTGGGAAAGTTTGCGATTTATACATACATCAAAATTGGATAATTTGCACGTATATGTAAACATTAATGGAATGAGTGCATACGAATATTTAGATGTAGATTATTTGATAAAAAGATTAGTGTCATTTTTACCACGTGTTCATATTAGAATATCAGAGCCGACATCATTTTCTTTTGCCAAAGGACTTCTCACGCACTACTATGTAATGAAGCCAGAGGATTATCAAACATTATGAGAAAAGAATGTATAGATTTGCTGTTTAATTCAATGGCAGAAAACAAAAATATAGTTGTTCTCACAGCTGATCTTGGGTTTGGTCTTTTAGATCGCATACGAGATACATATCTAGACAGATTTTGGAATGTTGGCGCGGCAGAACAACTTATGATAGGTGCAGGTATAGGTCTTGCAGAAGCTGGTAAAATTCCAGTGTGTTACAGCATGAGCAGTTTTTTGCTCTATCGCCCATTTGAACTATTACGTAATTATGTTAATTACGAAAACATTCCGGTCAAATTGATAGGTAGCGGTCGTGATAAAGATTATTCTCATGATGGTGTAAGCCATTGGGCGCATGATGACACAGAAATTCTACGTGCATTGCCAAATATAGATCCTCATTGGCCAAAAGATATACCAGAACTAGAAGAATGTTGGCCAAATTTTATCCTTAGTAACACCCCTGCATATCTAAATCTCACGAGAAAAATATGAGTAAAAAGGTAGTGTATGTAACAGGATGTTTAGGGTTTATAGGTGGGTATGTTACCCGCACATGCCTTGAGCAAGGATGGCAAGTATTAGGTGTTGATTGCGAAACATATGCTGCTAATATAGGATTACTAGACGAGTTCAATCAATACAAAAACTTTAAGTTTATGTCTAAAAATATCAACGATCTTAATATGTTATATGACTGTGATTATATTATTAATACCAGCGCCGAGACTCATGTAGACAATAGCATTGCCAACAGTGACGAATTTATCCGTAGTAATATTGACGGTGTTCACAATTTGTTGCGTTTGATACAAACTAAGCATCGTTTTAAAATGCCTATGTTGGTTCATTTTTCCACAGACGAAGTATATGGCGATACAGAATCTGGCAGCTTCAACGAAACACAATTAATGAGGCCTAGTAATCCATATGCTGCTACCAAAGCATCAGCAGACATGCTAGTAATGGCATGGCATAGAACATATGGAATACCTTACTTAATTATACGACCAAGTAATAATTACGGAATTGGCCAATATATAGAAAAGTTTATTCCAAAAACTATACAGTACCTATCATTAGGTAAGCGTGTACCTCTTCATGAAAATGGTACTCCGCGGCGAACATGGTTGCATGCACAAGATACTGCAGATGCTGTAATGTATCTTTTATGCAACAATGCAGCTAACGACGTTTATAATATATCAGGCAATTATGAAGATAGTAATATAAACATCTTTAAAAAAATATTAAGTTGCATGAACTTTGATCCTAATTTGTATCAAAACTATGCAGATTTTAGTGTTAAACGTCCAGGACAAGATGTAAGATATTCTATAAATGATGACAAGCTACGGAACTTAGGTTGGAGCAATCAAAAGAATTTTGATCAAGAACTTCCTGCTATTATTGAGTATCATAGCCAGAGGTTTGTGTGGTGAAAATTGCTCTACAAATTAGCGGTAGATTACGGTTCACAGAATCAAGTTTATCTAGTCTAATAGGTGCGATAATTGAACCGTTGCAGCCAGATGTATTTTTTAGTTTTTGGCAACCAGAACATCTTGCAACATTATATTCATATAGACAAGCATTAAAACCAAAATCAATTGAAATTGAGAATTACAATATAATTAAACCTTACCTCGACGACTTGTTTACATTTAATGTACATAAAAATATGCCACCTATGAGTTATAAATTTTATCGTGTAAGTCAACTGCGACAAACCTGGGAAATGATGCAAGGTACTACGTATGATATTGTTATACAAGCAAGATCTGATAATATATTTTTTGAAAAATTAGACTTTGCTAGGTGCCAGCAATCACTAAATGACGACGCTATTCTGTGCTCAAATCAAGGTTATAATCCTATTATAGACGATTATATACCGAAGCCAAGAATGGTTGATAATTTTTACCTTGGACCGCCGAGGTTGATAGACAAAGCTAACGAAACATTTTGGCAAATACGTGGACAAGCACAAGAATGGACTTCTCAAGGACTATTGCATCAAGTTAGAATACCCGAAATTATTCAAACAAAAATATGGCAAGATGCCGGAATACGAATCAATGGGTTGTCTGGAATAGGTGATGTTGGTAATTTTTGGTATGACATTGATAGATCGGAGACTAAGTGGCTATGAAATTATTATACGTAGTACATAGATATGGATACCCAGGCGGCAGTGAGATTTATGTGCAAGGTATGGCGGAAGAGAGTCTGCGACGTGGACATACTGTTACTGTATTTGCTGGTGAACATACCGGCAATCTAAATGGTGTAACAGTATCAAGTGATCCCAATATACTCGGTGCAAGCTGGGACCTCATTATAGTGCATGGTGGCGATGTTGCGGTACAGAACTTTGTGTTGTCAAATGCCGTGCGCATACCAAGTCCTATATTGTATCTATTAGTACTACCTAGCACAAGTGACGTATGTATTCAAGCTTTGAAAGATTGCGATTACATTGGGTGTAGTACACGTCAAGACTGGGTTCACTGTTACAAATATAATGTTACTGGTAAAGCTGTAACAGTTAGACATGGTATTACTTGGCAAAATTGTGTAGGGACATCTGGCTTTAAAGAAAAACATGGTATAAAAGGTACAATGTTTTTGAGCTGTGGAGGATATTGGCCTAATAAAGCAATGCGTGAACTTGCTAACACATTTGAAATATGCAATCCCGTAAATGCAACTTTAGTTACAACAGGGTACGACAATCGTATGGATCTGATGCCAGCTGAATCAAATCTTGTTAAACCTATGCTGCTTAATAACAGAGACGAATTACTGTCTGCAATATATGATGCAGATTGTTTATTAATGCACAGTTACCAAGAAGGATTTGGCTTAGTATTGTTAGAAGCCATGCTTAATCAAACTCCGTGGATAGCACGTAAGATTGCTGGCGCCGACTTAATGCAAGATTATGGCCAAACATATAATACAAACGCTGAATTGATATTTCAATTACGAACGTTTAATAGAAGTGATTTTGATATCAAATCAGCTTACGAGTATGTTTGTGAAAATCATTTAATATCAAATACTGTTGATGATATTGAGGCGATAGCTAGATAACTACCTACCACTTCCTGCATGACCAGTATCGTGCCTTCCAACGAGGTCCTGGTGAGTCGCAGTGATGTCTAGCACGGAAACTTTTACGTCTAGCTGGAATGCTACGTTTGATGCGCATGTTGGGATCACCAAAATTTACTTTAACTACCCGGTCACCCTTTTTCACATAGACCTTGAATTTCTTAACATCGCCCTGCATAGGCTTGCCAAGAGGCACCTTGCGGCCGTGATATTCAGCTTCTGTTAACGTATCATCCTCTGGCCATTCAAGCCAGCCGTAGGTTTCGTAGAATTCGTCACCGTGGTAGGTTTCTTCTTGTTGTTGAATGCTTTCTAAAAGCGTGATGATTGATCGTATGTCCATAACATTATTTATTATGTATATTCAAAGAAACGTATCATATAAATTATATTATAAATAAAACAGGCTCATAACTTGTAGGATCATATAAATACATTATAATAAGTTATCAAGGATCGTGAAGATGTTACATCGTTTGATTAATCTGATAGACAATACTTCCCCAAAGGCTGTTGGCGGTAAAATTAAAAAAGACAAAGAATTAGCAGAATGGATAAATCTAAAAACCAATCATTTAGATAATTCTCTATCTTTGAGCGAAAGAGCGTTTTTAATTGTAAACAACATCAAATCAAATTGTTGCGAGATTACAAATAAATCAAAGAGATTTATAAGTTTAACCCAAGGTTATGGGTTTTGTGGTAATACAAAAAATTGCAAATGTATTGCAGAATCTATATCAAAAAAAGTAGCAGAATCGAAAAAAACATTAAGTATTGACGAAAAATCTGCTATAAATTTAAAACGCTCAGAAACAAATCTTAAAAAATACGGAGTTGTAAATGCAGGACAAACTTCTGCTGCTAAATCAGCTCATCAAAAATTTTATTCACAACAAGAAAACATCAACCAACAATTACACAAACAACAAGCAACTATTTTAGAAAAATATGGCGTTATAAACGTTGCAAAATTAGATTTTATACAACAAAAAAAGAAAGAGACTAATTTAGAAAAATATGGTTTTGAAAATCCTATGCAATCAACACATATTGCTGACAAGTCTAAACTAACGAAGAAACATTTATATACACCTCACCATTTAGCAAAACAAAATCATAAACGGTTTGTTCAGATGATCCGCGAAAATTTTGATTTAGATGCTCTTATAACCAAAGACCAGTATATAGGTGTACAGACTCGCCCACGCATAACATTTAGGTGTTGTTCTTGTGGTTATATGTTTAATAAAAGATTTGACTACGCTTCCCTCCCAAAATGTAAGATTTGCCATCCAACTGATACAGCTTTTAAAAGTAAGGAAGAATTAGATTTATTAAATTTTGTTAAATCTCAAACAACATTACCAATAATTAGCGGAGATAGATCTGTTATATCTCCATACGAAATAGACATTTATATTCCAGATCTAAAACTTGGAATAGAGTATTGCGGATTATATTGGCATAGCGAGCTAGGCGGTAAAAAAAGTTGGAATTATCACCACAGAAAGTGGCAAGCTGCTAAAGACGCTGGTATAGATCTTATTACGATATTCAGCGATGAGTGGACAACACAACGATCTATTGTACAAAATATACTTAGAGCAAAACTTGGATCTGCTAATCGTTTAGTTGGAGCTAGAAAATGTTGTGTTAAAATCATTGCTAGAGATGCGTCTATAAAATTCTATAATGAATATCATCTATTGGGATCACCTACAAAGTTACCTGTAAATGTAGGACTAGAATACAACAATGAATTAGTAGCTTTAATGAGTTTTATAAAATTAACAGATAAGACTTATGAATTAATACGATTTGCTTCCAAAGATCTTATATCGGGCGGTGCAGGGCGGTTATTATCGCATTTTATTAAAACATACGATCCACAATCTATTACAAGCTTTAGTGATAATAGATATAGTGTTGGAAATTTGTATAAAAAATTAGGATTTGTGCAAATTGGAACAGTACCACCAATGCAACAATATGTAGAAAATTATAGTATTAAACACCACAAATTAAGTCTCAGTAAATACAAACTGAAACACACATATCCCAATATTGATCTATCCAAAACAGAATGGCAAATCCTACAAGAATTAGGTTACGATAGGATATGGGACTGTGGTAAAATTAAATGGCAATTAATCATACAAAATATGTAATTTTAAAAAACAATAAAAACCCGGGATTACTCCCGGGTTTTTATTGAATAACCTATTGAAATCGCTAGATTTTATAGGAATTTTAAATGGGCAGTATTTATGCCCACACCTGCTAGATAATCAGCAGCGTTACCCAAGCTGCTTGCTGTGTTGTTAAGCTCTAGATAACCATAACGTGTCATGAAGCTTACAACAGGCTCAAAGGTAGACGGATCAATGATCACGCCTGAGCTTGTCAGCGGTACATATGGGCAGTAGTAAGCTGCGGCGTCGATTTCGCCTGGGCCTTTGTAACCAACAAGAACGTTGGTATCATCAGCAGCATACTGGTCAACATAAACGCGCATGCTGTTGTTTAGTGTTCCAACGAACTTGGTGTTGGTTGGAGCTTCAAAGGTACCTTCTGTTGTACGAGCGAAAGCTGAAGTTGTAGCACTCTGTAGAACTGTTAGAGCGGTTGGAGAAACAACTACCCAGTTACCAGCGCCACGACGTGTACGAGCAGCAATCAAGTTTGCACCACGGTTGATGAGCACTGCAAGAGCAGCATGCTCGTCACCAACGTATGTAGCAGTACCAGAAACAGCACCTTGGTCATAAGTTAGTGTTGTACCAGCAAGTGTACGCAGGCTGACTAGGATTTCCTGATCAATTTCTGCGGTAATTTCTTGTGCTAGCGCAGCCATAATTTCTGCTTCAATGTCAATACCTTGTTGCGCTTGTGCATCTTGAGCAGCTTCAAAGGTCCAACGAGCTGACAACTTACGTGTCTTGGCTTCAACGGTTTCCTTCAAAATCTGGATGTTCAAACGCTTACCAGCTGTTCCTTCAAGCACGCTTACTGGAGCAGCAGCAGGATAGGTGCTGTTACCGTTACCAGAATAAAAACGTGCAATATCGAATGGGCTGAGTGCTTCGCTACCGGCAACTACTGGAGTTGGAGTACCAAAGGTGTCAGCGTAACGAACGCGAAGTGTGTGGATCTGACCAACTGGACCACTCATTGGCTGTACGCCAATGATTTCGTTAGCGATAACAGTTGGCATAACACGACGGATTACTGGAAGAATAACCTTGTTCAAAGTTGCAACGTTACCAGCGCTGGTTGCGCCAGGTGTTGCACTTTCAAAAAGTATTCCAGATTTGGCTTGTAGATCTTTACGTGTATTTTCTAGGACGACTTCCATTACCTTCTTGCGATTGCCGGTTAGACCTTCGCAGAGGGCGGTTTTTGTTGCCGACCAGTGTGTTTCGAAGAGGTTCGTACTCATTTTTAATAGCTCCTTAATGCTTTATACCGGCAAGGTGAAGTAGTTGTCCAAGTCCAAGATCGTCTTGGGTTTCTTCAATCACTGCTTGGGCGAGTTTGTTGTTGCTTCTGTCACCAGTTACGGCTACAGACTTTGGTCGGGTAGTTTCTGCCAGATTTACTTTGGTTTGTGTTGTACCCTGGGCGCCGTTTACCACTGCTGGTAGATAACGTGTGAAAGCTTCCTTTAGACTAGATGTCTTGATATCTTTCAACATATCTTCCATTACGGCCTTTTTATCGCGTGCTAACGGTGAAAGAAGCTGTTTTAGTGTTTCCTCACGTAGAATGCGATCGTTAGCAGCACGTACTTTAGCATTGGCTGATTCAACAAGCTTTGTTTGCTCTTGTAACCTAACCCGTGCTTCGGCTAATGCAGCCTTCTGCTCTTGAAGCTGTTGATCCAACTTCTTGACTTGACTACCTTCTGACAGATAGCTTGCCATATATTCAGCTGCCACTGCTTCAAAAATACGACGTCCAAAGTTATTCTGACGAGCAACTTTGATATCGTCTCTCCACTGTACTAGTTCTGTCTTAATTACTTCGTTGAGAGTTTTGTCAACTGCAACAACTGCGCGATTAATGAACTTACTTTGTGCTTCGGAGATTTTCTTTTTGCCTTCTTGTGCCAGTTTAACTCGTTGTTCAACTAATGCCTTTTTATCAGCATGGAACTCAGCAATTTCTTCACTAAGTTGCTTGAGAACGAATCCTTCTAACTTGTTGACGCGAGATGCGAGCTCGCGCTTGCTGCTTTCCTTAATAGTCTGCAGTTCTGTAGCCAATTCACGACGCTGTGCAATAAGGGTCTTGCGATCCTCAACAAACTCGGCAATCTCTCCTCTAAGCTGTTTTGCAACAAAGCTGTTGATCATTTTAGCATGCTCAACCATCTTTGATTTATACAGATTTTTGGCTTCTAGTGTTGCCTGACTCATTTTCGCACGTTGTCTAAGCATTGCAGCACGATCCTCTGCAAATTCTCCTAGCTCAGCACGAATAGCATCATTCAGCATCGTATCCATGGCTTCAACAAGCTGTGCTTTATCGTTACTGTAACGAATGGCATAATCTTCCTGGAGTTTTTGCTCCGTGGCCTTTACCTTGTTGTTAAAGGCTTCCTGAAGTGCAGTCTTGACGTCTTCGCCAAGTACTTCATTTTCCAGGAGGTCTTTTATTTCCTTTTCCATAGGACACTACTCCTTAACTAAGTTTCAACTCATCGACCCAGCTGAGAAGAATTTTCTTCAGGTGCGTTTGTGCAACTGCGTCATGTTTCATACTCTCTGCTAGTTCATGAATCTTGTAGCCATGTTTGCGGTTCATGATTGCCTCATACATAGGGGTAGGGTAAGCATTAGGCGCACTTGGCTTTGCCACTATGTCAACAGTTAACATATCAAAATCTGACACTCGACCGTTGTCATCAACATTGCCTGATCCACGAGAGCTAACACCTAGCTTCACCCCGCAATCTAACAGTGTTTTAACGATGTTACCGCATGGTGTTGGCAGAATCTGTAGTTTGCCGTAACCGTTAGCTCCATCCATCCACATCTCGGTGATCTTGTGGCTTACTCGATCGAGATGAATTTGAAGTTCTTGTGGGTGATCGCATTCTCCAAGCACCCCTGCATCATTCCTGATGGCTTCTTTAATGTTTTCAACTGCTTTACGAATTTCACTAACAGGATATACTCGCCCGTTGTGATTTCGCAGGTCGCCTTGTATAAAGATACCTTTCATGAAAACTTTTTTTGCACCACCTAGGCTAGCATCGTCTTCCATTATGACTTCGGCTTGTGCTGTGTCATAATTTAGATGCTCTATTAATATGTTATGGTTTATCATACTTTTTGTTACCTTATTGGTGGGACTCTGCTGTAGAAATATTTAATAGTTTGTTGCAATTCATACCGTATTAGGTTCGATAATCGCTTAAATTGGCTAGTTGGATAATCTAACTAGCCAATTTAATTTACATCAAATTACTTAAGGTTTTGCCCGCCCTTGCTTAGTGGGCTCATTTTACCAACAGTATCAGCTCCAAACTGCTTGGCAGTTGTGTTTAACTGAGCAGCCGGCTTATTGCCTTCTTGGTTTAGACGTGACGAACCACTTGAAGCTGTCTTGCGACGGTTATCAGCCTTCATATCTGGATCGGCAATTTTCATTGCATCCATATTGCTCTTTGGAGCAGCTTGTAGGTCATATCCTTTGTGGTCTGGACCTGCACCAATATCTACTGGCTTAGCTCCAAAGCGGGAAGTTTGGCTAGGAGGAACTGGACTACGAGCCTTGTTACCATCGCTCATGCCACTTTGTTCCGCACCAACATCTTTAGCTGGAACTGACTTTTCCATGTCTTTAGTTACTACTTCAAGGTCAAGGCTTTCTGCGATGTCATCAAAGTCTTCATCCATTTCCCAGGATTCTTCTTCTTCGCCTTCTTCGCCTTCATCGTCTTCTTCACCAGCCTCTTCAGCTTCAAGCTTCTCAAATTCAGCTTTCAATTCAGCAAGTGCAGACTGTAGGTCATCCATTTTGCCCATAATTGCATCATGATCAGCATCATCTTCACTGTCGCCAGCCGCTGGAACTTCCATATCCATTTCGGCGTCAGTGTTACCATCAACATTATCAACTGCTAAAGACATTTCATCTTCGTCATCAGTTGTGGCCTTAAATTCGTCAAGTTCACTATCTTCGCTCATGGTTTCTTCGAAATCAATTTCGTTTTCCATTGCTCTGATCTGTGCATCTACTGCATCAGCGTGGTCGTCGTGCTGGTCGCGCGCATTAACAGCGTGACGGAAATCTGTGCTCTCGTCACCGCTGCCACCAATTTCTTCTTCCATTTCTTCGTCGTGGCCCATCATTTCCTCATGGATAGCACGGGCCTTCTCAATAAATACTTGATGGAGAAGCTCACGGGCTTTCTCCTCGTCGTTCTTGATTAAGTATTCAAGAACTTTTGATAGTTTTGGACTATTAGTCATTTAATGTAACTCCTTTGTCAAAAGTGTGGGACAGACTCGGATTTATTTAATCCGTTTATACAAAATACTGACAATCAATAGTAAAAATAGTGAATTTTAGATAATTCTCATGATCCAAATAGTTCCAGCGGGTGCTGTGCTGTTTATATTAGGTGTGTTAATGACATTACCATTTGGTAATATAACTGATCCGCCGTCGCAGGTTTGCCAACCATTTGGAATTTGTCCAGGATTGCCCCACAATATAATACCTTGTGTTGGAACCGAATTATCGTTGTTAGCATATTCTACTATGCCAGTTGAATTTACATAAACGTTACTATAATACCCCGGTACTATAGCCGGCTGTGTATTGATAAACACGTTCGCGGTATAAATTGTCCCATTGGCTGCTGTACTGCCATACACATTGCCCTGAAACAGAACAATAGATGGCGGTGTGTAACCTAGTGCATTGTAAACATCTTGACTGTTTAGCGATGTAGCATCTGTTACTATACCATTTGAATTTACATACACATTTGTAAACCAACTGGGAATTTGAGTTACATTAGCGCTGGAAATTATGTTACCATTTAATGCATTAATTAGTGTTGTATTTAGAACTACATCTGAACTACCATTAAACTGGACGCTCCCAGCAGCGGATCCGCTAAGGGTAATGGTTCTGCTTGTTGATAGAACATTAGCTGAAGTAGCAGTGCCTACAAATTGATACCCAGTTTGCCAGTCGGGATTGCTTGGTATTGTTGCTAATGTAATACCCGCTGCAATACCGTTTGGGAAACAAGATTGAAAGGGGAAGTTAGTGTCTCCAATTGTAGCATAAATTGGCAAATTTGCAGGTGAGACTGGGAAGTGACTTATAGCACTGACAATTAATCCAGCACTTAAACAAACCGTAACTTCAAACTGAGGGGTATGACCTGTAATCATAACCTGTGCAGTTCCTGCATCTCCATCAAATGGAGGTGATAAAACTTCCCACTCTGTACCAGTATAGTAATTCATTACAGATGTGACGGAATTATACCATATTTGTCCTTGAATTGGACTGGCTGGAGGCGTACTGTTGCTAAAATTCTGCAACAAATATACCATGTTTTCGTTGAATGTAAGACCAAAATTTACAGCATTTTGACCAATTAATCCCAAACTAGTTGTGGTTGTATTAATTGTACTATTTTGGACACTAACCAAAAAACTGCCATTGTAGTTGTTGATATTATATGGCATTAGAAACCAGCGCCTCCTGCAGCTTCTTCTCCGGTTCCACCGTAGATAATTTCTAGAAAATCACCCCGCATTAGTTCTTCTAGATCTTTAGCAGCCCTCATTTTTTTAAGCTTGTTAAGGTGCTGTAATGTGATTGTAGGCTTGCGAGAGTCTGATGTTCGACGTTGCATAATTACGTCGTCATTGTTATTTCTGTAAGATGGATCTAATTCGTTGGCGTTCATGTCATTTCCCTTAGGTATTATTTATTAGCCTGGTGCTGGACCTAATGCGCCGGCCGCAGCTTCCTCGGCGGCACCTGCAATTGCGCCGCCGGCTTCAGTAGGAGGAGGCGCACCTTCAATTGGTGCTTCTGCTGGAGTTTCCACAGCTTCTTCCGGTGCAGGACGTATACCAACTGCATTAAGACCTGGTTGAT